GCAGAAGACAAATACGCAGCGGAGTAGCCCAACTTGCCCCCACGCCAGCCTCACTTTTATATAGTGAGGCTGGTTAGCCTCATTCTCTGCACCACCACAACGCCAGCGCCTTGAATGCAAAATGATGTGTTTTGCATGTTTTTTGTTGAGGTGACATGTCACCTAGTCTTATACCTAACGCATGCCAAACAAGCGAGGCGATGGGCGGCTAAACTTGCAGTCTTGGGTTGACGCCCAACTGGGAGAGGCATTTAAGGCCCAAGCAAAATCTGAGGGAGTTCACCAAAATGAGCTCCTTACCCGAATCTTGGAAAGTTACCTAAAACAACAAAATGAAGCCAAAAACCCAAATTCAAGCGAGAGTCCACAGCGACCTAGTGATGAGGATTGACTCAAGCGCCGACGCAAATCACAGGAGCCGAACCGGGGAGATTGAAGCCGCGCTGGAGTGGTATTTCAAAAGCGGAGCAAGCGGGAGCGCTGCTTCATTTGCTGGGGTGGCATGCCACCAGCAATCCGGTTCGTTTGCCGAGGTGGCATGTCACCCGCAATCCAACTAACACAATGGGAATTCAAGAAACACAGGCAGGGTTAGGGCTCGCAGCCGTCCGGGTCTGTTTCTGGGACAAAGTCCAAGGCCTTTTGGCGGTGCTCCAGAAGCAGCTCGACCAACTCAGGAACCTCGTCTCGATGCAGTATCACAACGCCCTCTTCATCAGCGTCAAAGCGGACTTGCTTAATGCACACGTGTCCACGTTGTCCGATATAAACCTCCGCTCCATATCTGGGCTCAATGGTACTCATAAGCAAAATACTATTAGGGTTAATTATTACTACAAAAACGGGATGGTTCATTTTGCGATGGATCGCAAGACGCCACATCCGCGCGGCAAATCAATAGGCGGGTTCTTGCCAAGTCTGGAAGCCGTGAAGGGGAGTGTCGCGTCGTACCTTGGCACGCAAGACTTCACCTTGGTCCACGCCAAAGCCAACTAACACAATGGGAACAATGGATACGCATACGGATGAACGGGGGTGGCAACAGCGGTTCGACGAGTGGGAGCACGACAAGGCGCGGCTCCCGAAAGTCTTAAGAGATTCGGCTAACGATTTTGCTAGGATGTTTGGAAAAGAGAACGAGTGCGGACGATTTTACGCGCTGTTTTGTCCGAACAAGATAGCTGCGGCTATCGCGCAGGAGTCGAGGCGGAGGGTGCGGCAGAAGAGGCTTGTGGCGCTTCTTTTATTGTTGGCTTTGCTGGCTGCTTGGCTGCTGAATTCAAGTGGCTTGTTAGCGCTATTAACATCCCGGTATAGGCTGGGATAGTGGCCCATAGAAACTTAAGGCGCTCGCTTATAGTTTTCTGCTTTTCCTTAATAATACGCAGAAAAATTAACCTCTCCTTTTCGCACTCTTCCTTAATCTCGCCTAGAAGCGCCTTTGTTTCCCTAAGCGACTTATTCACAAGGTAAAGTTCTATGGTGCTTTCTTTCCATAGGTGCCGGTGAAGGTCTTCGGGAGCGGTATCCCTACAGCAAGGGTTTTTTGAAGCGGGTAAGTTTTGATCACACATTCACCAAAACAATCACAACACAATGACACTCACCACACTACTCATCGGCGCATCCCTCAGTCTGGCTATCTGCTCGGTGGGATGCTGGATCACGGCCCGATCCGCTCACCGGAAGGGCTTTCACGACGGCGCGCGGGCGGCTGCTGCTGCGCACTTGTTCACACTTCACCGGCCCCTCGATGACGAGGAGCCAAACGGCCTGAACTGACCATGAAGCTCTACACCGTTGCCGAAGCTGCACAGATCCTTGGCGTGTCCAACTTCACGCTCAACCAGTGGCGGCGGAAAGGCCGCATCGGATGCGTAGAGAACGGCCCCGGCTACATCCGATTCACGCAAGCCCACCTCGACGCCTTCGTGAAGGCGAACACCCGCGCCGCTCGGTAGCGGGCCGCTAATCCAACCGGCGAAAGCCAACAAGGCACGAACTATGCCCAAATCACCCAAGCAGATCGTTGCGGTCCGCATGTGCTACGACACCCACCAGCTCATGTTGGCGTACCTCCCACGACTCCAGCCGACCCTAACCATGGGCGGGCTGATTGAGCGTCTCGAACAGCACCTCCTCAAGGCCGACCCGGAAGGCGTCGCAGAGGTGTGCGCCGAGAACGGCTGGCCAGTGCCGGACTTCATGTCCGCCCCTGAGGAACCCAAACGCAAGCCGCTCCCATTCGGGCTAACGGCCCCCGTCATTTCGCAGAAACCCAAACACACACACAAATGAACACCGAACAAATCCCCGAAAAGGGGCAGGTCTTACAAGCCATCGACAACCTGATTATCGAGACCATCAAGCGTGATGGCCAAACCGTGTACTCGCTAGCGTCGATCCGCTCAGTATTCCCCGGGATGCAGGAGGTGGCCAAGTGAGCTGCCCAGAACTCGAGCGCCTTGAATCCGAGGCGAAGGTATTGCGCCAGCGAATCCGACAGCTTGAGCGCTCGATCGCCGTTGAAATAGAGAGCAGCCAAGCCAAGGAGGAGGCGCTCAAGATTGCGGATCACCTAGTCTCCGAGCTGGGAACCAGCCGCAACGACGTGCTCGCGTACATCGACAGGAGGCAGCGGTGACGCTCGAACTCCCTTGGCCGCCATCGGTCAACCACTACTGGCGGCACATCACAAAAGGGCCAATGGCGGGCCGTGTTTTGATCTCTAAAAAAGGCCGCGAGTATCGGGCGGCAGTCATTCGGTTAATCGCCGGGCTCCCACACATCCCGACGATGAAGGGGCGGCTCATGGTCGCCATGACGGCATACGTGCCAGACCTCCGGGGCCGAGACCTCGACAACATCCCAAAGGCGATCTTTGACGCCCTAACCCACGCCGGAGTTTACGCGGACGACCGGCAAATAGACCGCCTCTGGATAGAGCGCGGAGCCGTCACCAAGGGCGGAAAAGTAGTCCTAACAATCACGCAGTTAACACAATGAACCAATTAGCACTAAACACACCAATCATCCCGTTTGACGACATCGAACGCATGGCAAACGTCATTGCCAAGAGTCAGTTGTTCGGGGTCAAAAACAAGGACCACGCTCTGGCCCTAATGCTGATCTCCCAGGCGGAAGGCAGGCATCCAGCAATCGCGGCACGGGACTATCACCTGATCGAAGGGCGGGCAACGCTCACCTCGGACGCCATGCTGGCTCGATTCCAGCAGGCTGGCGGAAAAGTCGAATGGCCTGAGCTTTCAGATACCCGCGTTGCCGGAATCTTCTCCCATGCGAAGGGGGGCAAAGTTGAAATCGTTTGGACGATGGAAATGGCAGCTCGTGCCGGGTTGAGTACCAAGGCGCAACGAGACGGGAAGCCGAACATGTACCACAAGTTCCCCCGGCAGATGCTGCGGTCTCGCGTGGTTTCTGAAGGCATCCGGACGGTGTTTCCAGGAGTCATCGTCGGCACCTACACCCCAGAAGAGGCCTATGACATGGAGCCTGTTCGAGTGGTTGCAATCCCACGGGAGACCGATTCCAAAGCGAACGAGGTCCCCCTTTCGGAGATATTTGATGTCCCCGACCCCCTGTGTCTCCCGGAGTCATCCGACATTGACCCACACATAGAGGCTCAGCGTCCGGCGCATCACCTCGACTCAGTTTTTGAGGGGCGAGACATCGCGACCATCAGCGCATTCCTGATTTCAAAAAAGGAAATCACCGAGGGGCAAACGTACCGCGACCTATCGCCAACATTCTCCCAGTTCATCGCAGACAACCAAGACCGCTTCTTTCAAGCCGTCGCAAAACACGCAGCAACCACCGCAGACTAAATGAAAATCACAATTCAACCCCCATTCGGAAAGGGCAACCTCCCAGAGCCTGGACAATACAAGGCCCGGATAGTTAAGACCGAAGACAAGATTGCCAAGTCCGGCAAAGACATGGTGGTGCTTCATCTGGAGGTGTCGCCCGAGAAGAGCCTCACGCAGCACTACCTTGTGACGGTCCTCGATGATAACGGGGAGCCCAATAAGTCCACGATGGCTAATTACAGCGACATCCTTCGCGCTGTTGGTGCCAAGATTGAAGTCGGGCAAGAGGTCAATGTCAGCTCAAAGACCTTCCTCGGTCGTGAAGCTGTCGTGACCCTCGGTTATGACGACGACGACACCGAGAAGAAGTTCTTCAAGGTTATCGTCTGGCATGACGCCGCTTCAATCCCGGCCCCGAAGCCTGCGGCTTTGGTTCCAAAAGCGATTGCGCCAAGCGTCCTCCCTCATGATGTGGGCGGGAATGACATTGATGGCGACGACATCCCGTTTTAATGGACGCTCCACTCACATTGACCGGAGACGGGTACGGACTCCAGATTAGCGCCGAAGCGCAGCAGATTAAGGATGCGTTACTTGATGCTTCCTCAGCCATAAAGGCAGTTACGTCAGAGGACGAGGCGACCGTTGCGAGAGCGCAAAAGAAGGAACTGGCCAAGTTCCGGACCACCTTGGAGAAGTCACGGAAGGCCGTGAAGGAGCCATTTGAGACTGGCGGGAAGCGAGTCGATAAGATGGCCAAGGAGTTCGGGCTGGAAGCAGTTCTTGAGGAAGACCGGCTGGAAGGTTTGATCGTCAAGTTTGCCGAGAAGGAAGCCGCCAGGCATCGCGCCGCTGCTGAACTGGCCCGTAAGGAAGCTGAGGAGATGAGGATCAAAGCCGAGGCGGCTCAGCGGCAAATTGAAGAGCTTGAGAAGCAGGCGGCGGCGGCAAGGCTGTTTGCTGAGCAGGGGCCAACGGTGGCTGAAGTGCAGGCTCAAAAGACCATCGAGGCCATCGCTCTCCACAAGGCGGACATAGCCGAGCGGGTCAGTGTGGTCATCGACGCGAAGCCTCCGACTACCGGGACTAAGATGGAATGGGATTATGAGGTCGAAGACTTGGCAAAGCTTCACTCGTACTTCCCGGAGTTCGTAGAGCTGACAGCGCGGAGATCGGCCATCCTGCAGTATATCCGATCCCAGCCTCAGCAGCTCCCCGGCCTTCGGGTGTTTGAAAAGGTGGTTCTGAAGTGAGCCAACCCGAAACGCCATCCCAGACAAACCGGCGGCTCCTCGATGAGATATGCGAGCAGGAGAAGGAGCTGGAAACGCTCCGGATAAAAATAGCTCAGCTCGAAACTGAACTCGAACAAGCGCACCGGCGACTCGCTGGCGCTTAACCAACAACGAGGGGCGCGACTCGATCAACGCGCAATCTATTTATGAGCACCTTAAATATACAGGAACTCCAGCAGGATAACGAAACACTGCGGCTCAACCTAGTGAAGGCTCTTACTCTACTGGAAGCAGCCAATAAACACAACCGCGCTATGCGGACAACGGACGCAGTAGGCCAGATGATAGCCGCGGAAAACTACGCCGTATTTATGGGGATGGTGGAGAAATTCAAGCAGGAGGCGGCAACGTGAGTAAGTGCATTCAGTGCAACGGCACGGCCACTCCTCAGGTCTTCGTTTCTAAACGTGTTGGCACAAAGATAAACAGCCGCCGGTACCGCTATTTGCAGTGTGATGCTTGCAAAATTGAATGGGTGGAGAAGAAGGAGGTGGCGAAGTGAGTAAATGGAAGCCAATCGCAGAGCAGGAAGGTGATAAACACCTTGAGGATTACCAGAGTCACATTGTTAGCTGCCTTCGGCAGCTACACACCGCTGTACTCAATTCCGAACGCGAGCTATCCAAAGCCACTGCCGAACGTGATAGGGCCGTAGAGGCCCTACAAGGCATGTGTGACCAGTATCTGGAGGATGGCACAACCAAAGATGGCAGGCCGATGTATTACCACTGCTTTATGTCTGCCGGGGAGCATGCGCTAGATGTATTATTGGAGCTTGGGAAAATTGATAGAGATCAATCAAGAACCGCACTGGGAGAATAAATGAGCGAGTTCACTCCAGCCGATGCGGATAACTCCGGGTATGGCGCGCGCCACTTCACCGGACTAAAGCGAGCGCTCATACTTTGGGAGATACGCCAAGAGCCCGCGCTCGCTAAGCCGTCGCCCTTCCTGCGTAAGGGGCGTAAGGGGCGTCCACCATTCCGAACGCAGGCCGAAAAGCAGGAGGCCAAACGCGTGAGACAGAAACGATGGTTGGCTAAAAAGAAACAATGAGCCCGCTACGACAGAAGATGCAGGCGTGGGTGGATGAGCTTATCCAGATAAGCGATGTCGTTCTACTGCGGGACACTGAAGCGGATTTATTCAGCGGCTATGAGAAGGCCTTAGAGAAAGCTAGGCAGAGGCAACGCGAGATAAAAGAGGAGGTACGAAAGCACCTTCTTTTCGAGTCTATGAAGTCAACTGTTGGAGGTTCCGAATGAACTACGTTCCTTGGCATATTGGTGATTACAAGTCAGCGACAGCTCACCTCTCGAACGAGGAGGATATTGCATACCGGCGATTGCTCGAAATGTACTACGACACCGAGATGCCGATTCCGGCTGATTACATTGGACTGGCCCGGCGATTGCGCGTGGATCTCGCGGCGCTGGATGTTGTCCTGGGCGACTTCTTCACGCTTGGGCCAGATGGGTTCCGCAACGGAAGGGCGGACGAGGAGATCGCGCTATACCACGAAAAGAAGGCCATCGCAGAGAGGGCAGGGAAGGCGTCAGGCGTAGCGAGAAGGAACGGACGTTCAACGACCGTTCAACGACCGTTCAACGGACGCTCAACGGAAACGAACGACCGTTCAACGGACGTTCAACGGAAAGGCGATTCCGTTCAACCAACCAAGAACCAAGAACCAAGAACCAAGAACCACTCTCCTGAACCAGTTGGTTCAGGGAGTGCAGAGGGATCGCCTTCGGCTCTCGTCGCGGTTCCCGCTCCGTCACAGGCTCCCGCAAAACCGAAGCAGGCGTGTCGGCTCCCGGAGCAGTGGGGGCCAACCGACCGGCACAGAGCGCTAGCGGCCGAGACCGGCAAAGACCTCGATGCAGCAGCAGGCCGGTTTAGGAATCACCACAAGGCCAAGGGCAGTAGGTTTTTAGATTGGGATTTGGCGTTTTCAAACTGGCTCTCTGAGCGGTTCGCCAGAGACCCGCAGCGGCCGCTCATTCCGGTCAATACGCAGCTCGTGGACTACGGCCAAGGAGGCGCATTATGATTCAGCTAAACAGCTTAGGCCAAGAGGCGGCAAGCTGTGAGGATTGCGGCGCTGAGTTCACTCGGCTGTTCCTTGTTGGATTTGCCGGATTCTGCACCCGTAGATGCGCCGTCTGCTGTGGTCTATGGGAAGCGAGGGAAGAGGCGGCAAGAACGGGCAGGCAAGTGGCAAGGATCGTGGATTCTGAACCGGAGCTGACCCGCAAATTTGGGTTCCCTCCTCGGTACCTCGAATGTTCGTTTGCGAATTTCGACCCAGGCACGCCCAACAAAGCCGCGACTCTCGCAGCGGCTCGCAAGTGGGTGGCTGCGATCAAGGCGAGCCCGTCGGGCGCTGGGAATCGCCTGCTTATCGGCTCGGTTGGCGCTGGGAAAACACACCTAGCGGTTGCTATAGGGAGGGCCGTTGCTGAGGCTGGTATCGCGGTAAAGTTTGGCAAACTGGCGTCGCTTATGGCCGAGGTTAAAGCGGGCGCTTTGGATGATACTAGCGACGGGGAGGCGCGGGTTATTGCGCAGTTAAGCAAGGTGCCATTACTGATAATAGATGAGGTATTTCCTCAGGCCGTTTCAGAGAAAATGTGGCCGCGCTTATTTGAGATATTAGACAATCGTTGGGATAACATGAAGCCAACGCTTATGACGACAAACTTATCCCGTGAAGGACTTGCGCAGTTTCTAACCGAGAGGCTGGTTTCGAGACTCACCGGTCCGGAGACTGTCTTGGTATGCGATGGGGTGGACTTCAGAAAACATGCAGACGCAAAATAACGTCATGACACCGGAACAAATCGCAGAGGCGTTGGCTGAATTTCAACGCACCGGCCACATCACAAACGCGCCAGCTGGAGATCCGTCGGTCGTGCGCGCTGCTGCTGCATTACGCTACACGCTCAACGTCCCGGCAGACGGGTCCGGCGTGGACATGGGCCGCCATCAGTCGGACCAGGCACCGGAATGTGTCGTCCCGGAAACGCCAAAGACGAAGCCTTCCAAGGCTCGGACGCGCAAGACGTAAAGGTTCTGGGTTCACTCCCGAAGCGTGAGAGCGGAAAATAGGCGTCTCTCACACTATGTTCGCTTCACTCAAGCTAGCTGTCGGCGAGGAGCTCCACGCTCTTCGGGAAAAGTCGGAGTCCATCGAAGTTGCCGTAGAGCACGCATTTGAGCACGCCACCATCCACGGTATAGTTGCTTCAATCTGGAACGCGCAGGGGACACTCGCACAGAAGCTCCACGCGATCTACCGAGCGGGCCACGCCCAAGGTGATGCCGATCGGTTGGCCAAAACTGTCGAAGCGCCGGGGGATGAGGATCTCGCCGCAAAAGAAGAGGCCCTGTTTCAGCGGCTCTTGGCGCGGGCTAAGGACAACGTGAAGCCAGAGCAAGCGCTCTCCATTGTTCCCCCCGAACCCGTAACGGACACACCCGAGGCGGTCCAGCCAACGGCTCAGGGTGCAGAGTAAACCATGGCCAAGGCCAAACCAAAGCGTGCAAAGAAACCCACTGGTCAGTGTAGCAGATATACCCGGGCGCTGGCTCGCGACATTTGTCTGCAAATTGCCAAGGGTGCTTCATTGCGTGCTGTTTGCGCTCAGGATGGGTTCCCTCCGCACAACACAGTGCTCGAATGGGTGCAACGTGATCAATGTGGCTTTGCCGACCAATACGCGCGTGCGTGCGAAACTCGCACTCGTTTGTGGGCGGAGGACATCATGGAGATCGCGGATTCGGGGCACGATCTGGACCGAGACAAGGAGCGGATCAGTGCGCGCAAATGGATGCTCTCCAAGATGCTTCCCAAACAATACGGCGACAAAGTGGGCGTCGAACACTCGGGGGCGGTTGGGTTGAGCGTAACGATTGTCCGGAGGCCGCAATGATTACCGCCGTCGAGTATATGGCACCGGGTCCGGTGTCTGAGGATTTCCTGTTCGATGACTCGTTCTTCCGCGGGCTCATGGGGCCGTTCGGATCGGGCAAGTCCACCGCGTGCATTTTTGAGATTTTGCGCCGCGCACAGGAGCAGCGGAAAGGCTCCGATGGCAAGCGTCGGTCTCGTTGGGCCGTGATCAGGAACACGTACCCAGAGCTGCGCACGACCACCATCAAGAGCTGGCACCAGTGGGTGTCTCCTCAGTTGGGCCGGTGGGTGGATGCTGGTCCGCCGATGCACCACATCCAAACGGATGACATCGATCTGGAGGTGATCTTTCTTGCGCTGGATCGGCCCCAGGACATCGCAAAGCTGTTGTCCATGGAGTTGACCGGTGCCTGGATCAATGAGGCTCGCGAGATTCCGAAGGCTGTTTTGGACGGATTGACGGGCCGCGTTGGCCGGTATCCGTCTGTGCTCATGGGGGGGACTGAGTGGAGCGGCATCATTGCCGACACTAACCCACCCGATAACGACCACTGGTGGTACAAGCTGGCCGAGGAACAAAAGCCGAAGGGGTGGCGTTTCTTCAAGCAGCCTGGGGGATTAGATCCCGCTGCCGAGAACAAGGACCATCTGCCGGCCGACTACTACGAGCGACAGGTGGCTGGCAAAGATCCCGACTGGGTGAAGGTCTACGTTCACGGCGAGTATGGGTTCGTGCGTGACGGAAAGCCGGTCTATCCGGAGTTCAAGGACAGCCTGCACGTTCGGGAGTTCGACCTCATCAAGGGCCTGCCGATCTACGTTGGAATCGATTTCGGGCTGACCCCTGCGGCCACGTTCGCGCAGAAGTCTGCTATGGGACAGTGGCGTGTGTTCAGCGAGCTGGCCACCGAGGATATGGGCGCCGTGAGGTTTGCCGAGATGCTGATGGGCGTGATGTCCGATCGGTACGCTGGCTATTCGTTTGCCAAGGTCACGGGCGATCCTGCTGGGGATACCAGGGCACAGACCGACGAGGTGACGCCGTTCCAGATCCTGCGCTCACGTGGGATTCCCGCCAATCCAGCGGCAACCAATGATTTCAACAAACGCCGCGAGTCCGTGGCTGTGGCCTGTTCGAGGCTCATCGACGGCGAGCCGGGGTTGATCGTGCATCCGCAGTGCCAGCTGCTCCGCAAGGCGATGGCTGGCGGCTACGCATACAAGCGCGTGCAGGTCAGTGGAGAGGAGAAGTTCCGCGATGTGCCCGACAAGAACCACTACTCGCACGTAGCTGAGTCGCTCCAGTACCTGCTCGTGGGAGGAGGGGAGGCCAACGCGCTGATTCGCAGAATCAACCGGCAGCACAACAACAGACCGCAATACGCGGCAATGGACTAACATTATGGGATTTGGATCTAAATCGGAACCGCCACCACCACCGCCACCACCACCCGCGCCAGCCGTTGCTCCGACTGTTGACGTGGCCAAGGCGCGTGTTGCCAATCAGGACGCACAGAATGCGGCCAAGGGCAGGGCCGCAACCATGCTGACTGGAGCGAAGGGCGACATGACCGCACCGTCCACGTCACTCAAAACCTTACTGGGAGCCTAACATGGAAGGGAGCGACATCATCCGGCGGTTCGACGTCATGCAGGCTGACCGAGCGATCTGGGAGGCCCACTGGCGCGAGGTTGCTCAGGTTGTGCTCCCTCGCAGTGACTGGTTCCGAGGGTCGGCGCGTGTGAGTGGAGACAAGCACACCGAGAAGCTATTTGATTCAACCGCCCCGCTTGCGCTGGAGCGGTTTTCTGCGGCCATCGAGTCAATGGTCACGCCGCGGACTCAGCGTTGGCACGGGTTGCGGCCGCGCAATACCGAGATTGCCGAGGTGCAGGAGGTCAAAGTGTGGTGTGACCAGGCTGTGGAGATCATGTTCAAGGCCCGGTATTCACCCCGGGCCAATTTCGCGTCCCAAGCAAATGACGTGTACACCTCGCTCGGAGCCTTCGGGACCGGTGGCGTGTTCGTCGATGAGTTGCCTGGGCAGGGTATCCGGTATCGGTCGGTGCATTTATCCGAGTTGTGTATCGCTGAAGACCACCAAGGCGTTGTCGACACCGTGATGCGCAAGATGATCATGACGGCCCGGCAAGCGGTGCAGCGCTTTGGGGCGGATGTTCTCAGCGACAAGATCAACCAGGACGCCGAGAAGACGCCCGAGGCGCAGCATGAGTTCATTCATGCGGTGTTCCCGAATGCTGAGCAAAAGTCGGATCGGCGCGACTACAAGGGCATGGCGGTGGCGTCCTGTTACGTCGAGGCCCAGACCAAACAGATCGTGAGCCGCGGTGGGTATCGCCGGTTCCCGTATGCTGTGAGCCGGTACATGACCGGACCGAAGGAGATTTACGGACGCTCCCCGGCAATGACGGTGCTGGCCGAGATCAAGATGGCGAATGAGATGTCCAAGACCATCATTCGTGCAGGGCAAATGACGGTCAACCCGCCCATCTTGCTTCAGGAGGACGGTGCGCTCACCGCATTCAACCACCGTGCTGGTGCGCTGAATTTCGGGGGATTGGATGATCAGGGCCGGCCGATGGCTGTCCCGTTCAACACCGGGGCGCGTGTGGATATTGGAGAGGATATGGTCGAGCGCCGGCGCCGGGCGATCAATGACGCGTTCCTCGTCACGCTGTTCCAGATCCTTGTGGAATCGCCAGCAATGACGGCCACCGAGGCGATGCTTCGCGCACAGGAAAAGGGCGCGCTGTTGGCCCCAACGATGGGCCGGATTCAGTCCGAGTTCCTTGGGCCGCTCATCGAGCGCGAACTAGACATCCTGTATCACGCCGGAATGCTGCCGCCGATGCCTGACGTGCTGGTGGAGAATGGCGGGCTTCTTGATGTGGAATACGTCTCGCCACTGAACCGCGCACAACGGGCAGAGGAAGGCGTCGCGATCATGCGCACGCTCGAATCGATGACCCCGCTTGCGCAGGTCGATCCCACGGTGATGGATCTGTTCATCCCGGAGGACATCGGCCGCCAGTTGGCAGAGATCAACGGAATGCCGAGTAAGCTGCTCCGCACAAAAGAGCAGATGGACGCACTCAAAGGCCAGCGGGCACAGGCCGCACAGGCTCAGCAACTCATGGCGGCGGCTCCTGTCGTATCCGAGAGCATGAGAAACATGGCGCAGGCTCAGGCATTGGCCGCGTCGGCACCCAATCAACAGGCCGCAAACATCTTCGCGGGAGGTGGCCAATGATCGGTAAACTCTGGTCCAAGATATTCCGGCGTCGCAACGCATACCGGATGCTGTTCCTCGATGGGGACGGCCACCCCAACCCGGTTGCCGAGACTGTCCTGGCTGACCTCAAACGCTTCTGCAAGGCGCAGACCAGCACGGTCTACGTGTCGCCGGTCTCCAGAACCATTGACCCTATCGCCATGGCTATGGCCGAGGGTCGCCGTGAGGTCTGGAACCGCATCCAGTCCTATCTCCAGATTTCAGACAAGGAGATCGCGCAGCTTCAAGAACCCTCGGACGAATAATTTCCCCACTACCACACACCACTAAAACCACATGAGTACAGCAGCAGCATTGTTAACCGAAGCAGCCCCATCAGCAGTAACACCAACCGCACCTGATGGAGGTGCAGCCGATCCCGTAATCGCGGCAGCCGTCGCGCCAGCAGCCCCAGCATCTACCGGCAAATGGTATGACGGGATGCAGGACGCGGAGTTGAAAGGCTACGTCGAGAACAAGGGGTGGAAGACGCCCGAGGATGCCATGGCCAGCTACCGCGGGCTTGAGAGGCTTGTGGGCGTGGACAAGATCCCGATGCCCAAAGGTGACGACGACAAGGAAGGGTATGAGCGCGTGTATGCGGCTCTCGGTCGGCCGGCCAAGGCTGAGGATTACAAGCTGCCGGTTCCGGATGGCATGGACCGCACGTTCGCGTCTCAAGCCGAAGCCAAGTTCCACGAGCTGGGGCTGTCGGCAAAGCAGGCTTCCGCGTTGGCAGAGTGGAACAATGAGTTCCTCGCCACACAGATGAAAGGACAGCAGGAGAGCGCCGCACTCCAGACCGAGCAGGACGTCACCGCGCTGAAGCGTGAGTGGGGCCCCGCTGCGTTCGATGAGAACATCGCGCTCGGGCGCAAGGCAGCTCAGGAATTCGAGATCACGCCACACATCGACAAGCTCGAACAGGCGCTCGGAACCAAGGCCACGTTGGAGCTTCTAAGCCGGATTGGCCGTGGATTGACCGAGCACACATTCGAGGGCGGCAAGACTACTGCCGGGTTCGGCATGACTCCGGAAGCCGCGAAGGCCGAGATTGCGCAGCTTCAAGGCTCGCTTTCCAAGCCCGGCGACAAGGAGTTCATGGCCTTGTACCTCGCGGGCGACTCCAAGGCTCTGGCACGGATGGAGCGGCTCCAAAAGATCGCGTACGGCCAATAATGTTGGCGGGAAAAGCGGTGAAGGAATAAATTAGCGTCTCAAGCAGACGCCACTCCGCAAGGAGACAGCTTTTGGATAACGCCCAAACGGGTGCCCGAAACGTGCGCAGCTTCCGGCCCGTTCTTCGAGCGACAAGCCAGCAAACCTAACCCGTTCGGCTTAATTCAATTCTCTCTCCTTAATTTATGTCCTTCTCCGCTCCCGTAGCGTTCGTGCAGCAGTATAGCACGAACGTCTCGATGCTCCTGCAACAGCAGGGTTCCCGTTTGCGGTCAGCCGTCCAAGTTCAAGCCTTCACCGGCAAGGCGGCGTCCGTAGTTGAACAGTTCGGTGCCGTCACGCCTTCGCGTAATCTGCCCCGTCACGCTGACACTCCTCTCATCTCCACTCCGCAAGATAAGCGGTGGGCTTACCCGGCCGATTACGACTGGGCTGACCTCATCGACGATCAAGATCGCTTGCGCGAGTTGATTGATCCCACCAGTCCGTTCGTTAAAGCCGGGGCCAATGGTCTCGGCCGCGCGATGGATGACGAGATCATCCAGGGGATCTTTAACTCCAACTTCACGGGAGAGAATGGCACCACGGCCACCGGGCTTCTGTCCGCGTTCGGCTCTGGTTCCCAGGCTGTCGCGTCTACCGTTGGGGCCTCGTCTGCCACTGGCTTGAATGTCTCCAAGCTGATTGCAGCCAAAGAGATTCTGATGAACGCAGACATCGACTTGGACAACGACCAGTTGTTCTGTGCGATCACTGCGCGGCAGCACACCCAGCTGCTCAAGGATTCGCAGATCAACTCCACGGACTACAACGATCACCCCGTTCTGGTTAATGGGATGATTCGCTCATTCCTTGGGTTCAACTTCATCCACACTCAACGCATTCCCGGGGGGCCAAACTTTAACGTAGCCATCAATCCGGCTGTGACTGGTTACACGACTGGCTCGCAGTGGATGGTGCCGTTTTGGGCCAAGTCGGGCGTATGCCTTGGTATGTGGAATGACATCAAGACCTCTGTGGACCGTCGCCCTGACAAGCGCAACTCCATGCAGGTTTATGTCACCGGAACCTTCGGAGCGACTCGCCTGGAGGAGCGTCGCACAGGGTTCATCACCTGCGTCTAATCGGAAACCTGAGGACCATTTATGCCTGACTATCTCTCAAACGAACTCGCCGGAACTACCACCGGCCTCACCCAGGCGGCAGCTGTCGCCTCTGGTCATCGCCCTGCTGCGAGCGTGTATGGCGCGCGGGTTAAATCCATCCGCGCCACCATCAACCTGGCTGCGCAAACCACGTCGGACAAGCTCGTCCTGGGCGTCCTTCCAGCGGGGGCAACCCTGCTGTTTGGGGTGCTTGCGTCAACGGTGTCTTTGGGCTCTTCGACGCTCGCTATCGGGATCACCGGGACAACCGGAAAGTACCGCACGGCAGCGGTGTTCACTGCCACCGACACGCCGACCTTGTTCGGGAATGCTGCTGCCCTTGGCGCGGCTGCCGCACTGGCGGCTGATGAAACCGTGATTGGCACAATCGCCGCGGCCACGCTTCCCGGATCGGGAACGCTGGTTGTGGATCTGGTGTACGTCGCGGCCAACTAAACCATTGGTGTAGTGTGTAAAGGGAAGGGCGGGGTTTACTCGAAAGGGTGGGCCCCGCCTGACTCGCAACTGGAAATCTTATGCCTGACAAGTATTACGGAATTAACACTGGCTCAGCGAAGGACACCGTTACGGAGGGAGCGACAACCACCTCGAAAGATGTTGAGGTCACGCTAACCGTATCAACGGTGCCCTCGAAGCAGGACCTTGTGAACAGCGTCCTGAAGCTCCTCGACCACATCATTCAGTCACCGTCCCCGGTCTAATCGTATGCCGAACTGTAAAGTTGATGGCGGCACGTATCCGCTGCTTGTGGCTGGGTCTGCAACAGGGGCATGGGTCCCGATTAACGGGGGCGAATACGCGTTCCTGTTGGATGCCTCAACCAACACCGGCACCTTGTCGCTTCAAATGAAGTCGCCGTCTGGCGCCGGAATTGATGTGCAAGTGTTCTCGGGGTCGTTTGTCCGCACCATGGGCGTGGCGTTTGCCCAAGTGCAGATCGATCTCCCGGCCTGCGACGTGCGAGTGGCACTGACTGGCGGGACATGCACCAACGTTAACGCTTACCTCCAAGGCTGCGGCTAATATGGCCACCAGCGTCACGGCTGTTTGCAATCGTGCGCTCTCTAAGCTCGGGTCGGCTCGTATCGTGGACATCACCCAGGATACGAAGCAGGCCCGAGCTTTAAGCGCGTCGTTCGATCTCACTCGGGATCTTGTGTTGCGCTCCCACCGATGGACCTTTGCGCTCAAACGCACCACCCTGGCGGCAAGCGCCGAGGTGCCCGCGTTCGGGTTCTCGCTTCAGTACGTGCTTCCCTCGGACTTCCTCCAGGTGGATCAGGTTAATGATCGGTTCCCGCTGGTGAACCGGGATGCGTACGTCGGCAAAGAGCTGGTGGATTACGCTATCGAGGGAAACTTGCTCCTCACGAATTTCCCTGCGCCCCTCTCGCTGCGGTACATTGCGAGCATCACAGACCCCACGCTTTGGGATGTGTCGTTCGCTGAGGTGCTGGCGTGCAAGCTCGCGGTGGAGTTGTGCGAGGAACTGACCCAGAGCAACGAAAAGCGGCAGATGGCCCAACAGGAGTACCGCATGGCGCTCTCTATGGCCCTTCGCTCTAACGCCGTGCAACGGATACCAATGTTGCCTCCGGACGGTGAGTGGATGAATTCGCGTCTATGAAGGTTTCCCCCGTCAAATCGAGCTTCAACACGGGGGAGGTTTCGCCGCTTCTCTATGGGCGCACCGACATTGCGAAGTACCAAAACGGGTGCTTTGAGCTCACCAATTTTATTCCCACGGTGCAGGGCCCCGCTCGTCGGCGTCCAGGCACGCGTTACGTGGAGGACGTCAAAGACCCGTCCCAGCGCACGTGGCTTGCCAAGTTCGAGTTTAACACTTCGCAGGCGTACGTACTGGAGTTTGGGCACCAGTACATTCGATTTTATACGCAGGGCGGGCAGCTGCTGGACACAGGGGTGCCTGTGGAGGTGGCAACGCCCTACACGAGCGCATCACTGACGACGGCTGACGGCACGTTTGCCTTGGATATGGTTCAGAGCGGGGACGTGCTTTATGTCGTCCATCCCTCATACCCGCCGTACAAGCTCCAGCGGTTCAGCAACACCAGTTGGACGTTCACTCAGATCGCTTTCACCAACGGCCCCTTCGTCACAGAGAACACGGATCGAACTGTCCAATTTTACGCAACAGGGAGCACCGGGTCAGTCACGATCTATGGAGTCCCGGGGCTAACCTCGGGCGGGGTTTATCCTAAATTTGCCACGGGAACCTACTTGCGGTTGGCCGTGCAAGACTTGAGCGCAATCAAGCCATGGGGGGCAGGGCAGGAGATTGCCGCGGATGGGAACGTGCCCAACCCGCTGGGTATTTACCGGCGCTCTGATGGAAAGACGTACATCTGCAAGACCAATGAAACCTGCGGGACTGGGAAAACAATGCAGTGCGGAGGGGATACGCCAACGCACACTTATGGGACGCAGTCGGATGGCGGAGGGCGCGCTGTCTCGGGAACGATCGTCCAGCGCCAAGGCGTGGATTGGGAATTTTTGGATGAAGGGTGGGGGTATGTGCTTATTACTGGGAATACGACCGCCACGGCTGGAACTGTTGGCGCGATAACCAATGGAAGCGCGGCGGTTGTCTGTGGTGGCTCGTCGCAGCTGCGCGAGGGGGATAATCTTTCTGGGACAGACATTCAGCCCGGAACGCAGGTTGCCAGCGTTACGGATGGGGCTGGCTTTATTATGACGCTCCCAGCCACAGCGACGAATGCGACTGCGGCGATCACCTATTCTCGGACAACGATCACCGGCACAGTCCAGGGATCGACCGCCCTTCCGTTCGCTTTAGTTGAGCAGACTCAGAATGGCTCGGTGACGTCGGCAAGCGCGGTGGTCACGGGGTTGTCGAGCACCGCGAATCTTTTCATTGGGATGAGCGTCCGCGGCTACGGGGTGCCAGCGGGAATCACTATCAAGAGCGTTGACTCGCCCACCCAAATCACCCTTTCCGCTGTGGCGTCCAGGACTGGCGCTTTTTCGCTGCGGTTTGTACAACCCACGTTCCGGTGGTCGCGTGGAGCGTTTAACTTGGCAGACGGGTATCCGAGCGCGGTGACGTTCTTCCGGGAGCGGCTAACGTTTGCGGCCGGCCAGAAGCTGTACTTCAGCGCTGCGGGCGACTTTGAGAACTTCAACGCCTACAACGCATCCGGTAACGTCACCGCGGCACAAGCGATTCAGGCCACGATTTCGAGTGATCAGGTCAACCAGGTGCAATGGTTAGCGCCACAGCAGGCGCTTATCATCGGCACGGCTGGCGGGGAGTTTGCGTGTCTGGAGAATTCCACTCAGGACCCGTTCGGCCCGGGGAATGTGAAGATCGAACAGCACTCCGCGGACGGTTCCCGGAATGGTGTCCGGCCCGTGCGTGTGGGCAATGCGACTCTGTTTGTGCAGCGGTCTGGGAAGAAGGTGAAGGAGTGTACCTTCAAGATTCAATCGAGCGCGTACGTCACCCAAGACATGACCGTGCTTTCGGAGCATGTGACGCGGATCTCTGGAATCACTCAGCTTGCCTGGCACAAGGAGCCGTATTCGGTGGTGTGGTGCGTGCGCGAAGATGGCCGGTTGCTGGGGTTCACCTACAACACCGAGCAGGATGTCACCGGGTGGCACGTTCACAGCATCGCGGGCGGCTTGTTCGCGGTGGAGAGCGTCACGGTGATTCCGACGCCCGGCAAAGAGGCTGACCAGCTGTGGATGATCGTGCGGGATGATACGTCCTCGAAGCGCTGGGTGGTCTACCTCGAGACCGAAGAGCTTGCGGCCGCGCTCAACTTTTATGTGGATGTGGGCCTTTCGTACAACGGAGCGTCCACGGCGGCAGTATCTGGTCTGGGCCACCTTGATCTGACCTACTTTGCAGGCGCTGGGCTGACGCTGGATTACGACTGGCTTGGGGTGGTTGCTGATGCGGCCGTTCCATCCTACACGATTACCGGCGCGGGCACGTTGACCCTTGGTCGGGCTGCTGAGGTGATTTCTGTCGGGATGAATTACCCGAGTGTGATGGTTCCCACTGCCTTTGAAGCGGGCGGCGGCGATGGCACTTCCCAAGGCAAACAGCGACGCACCACCAAGGTTGCGTTCCGTTTCCATGAGACGCAAGGCGGGCAATGGAAGGGCGCTGGAAGTCAGAACGACGGCGAGGCTTCCGACTGGAATCGGTTCGTGTTTCCTCGCAGCTCGATGAACGGCACGCCGACCGGATTGCGCATGGACACGGCCCCGACGCTGTTCACCGGGGTCGTGGTGCAGGACTGGGAGGGCGACTACGTGCTCGAAGATCCGATGACCATCCGCCAGGCGGAACCGTTTCCAATGACCATTGTGGCCATCATGCCGCAATTCACCGTTTTCGACCGATGACCATTGAACCCCTCATTGCTGACCACGTGATGAATGTGCTCCTGCAGCCTTCACAGGCGTGTTTCGCTTCGTCCATAGACGCCGAGTACGCGAACAGGCTGGTGGTGTCAGGCCCCGCATTTTCAGCGATTCACAACGGGGAGGTGCTGGCGTGCGCCGGACTCATTCCGCAGTGGGAAGGGCGCGCGATAGCCTGGGCGCTGGTGGCGGCTGAGGCTGGCCCGCATTTCGTACGCATTCACAAGGCGGTGAAGCGGTTTCTCGAGCTCCAGAAGATCCGGCGGATTGAGACATGGGTTTACCCGACGTTTGAGCCTGCGCACCGATGGATGCGGCTGCTCGGGTTTAAGCTCGAGGGACGCATGACGGCTTACGGGCCGGATGGATCGGACGGAGACCTTTACGCAAGACTATGGGACAAGCTTGGCCATATTTAACAATGGGAGTTATCTCCGGGGCATCCACGGCCTCGGCGATGGATTCGGCCCAGCAGCAGGCCGATGCTCAAGAGGCGCAGGCTAACGCAGAGCGACAGGCGGCCGAGTACAACGCGACAGTTGAGCGAAACAACGCGGCATCCGCCCGTGAAGCGACGACGAGACGCGAGGCCCAGCAGCGCTATCAGTCGGAGTTATTGGCAGGGCGCAACGCGGCGATAGCGGCGGAGTCTGGCGTCGGGATGGATGGGTCTAACTGGGATTTTATGCGCCAGAACGCAGTCCAGGGAGAGCTTGAGGCGCTCAACATTCGCTTCACGGGGGAGACGCAGGCGCAAGGGTTGCTCGCAAAGGCGCAACAGTACGACATGCACCGAGTCGCGGCCGCGCGCAGTGCAGCGGAGGCGCGCCGCGCCGGAAAGACTGCGGTTCGAGCTGCCGCCATCAAGGGGGTATCAAACTTCGTTAGCATGGGGATGACTAGCGGCGCATGGGGCGGCGGCGTGAAGCCAACAACTATGAGCGGAGGTTAATTTATGGCCGGACTATCAGCATACCTCGGACAGACACAGGCGGTCGCGGCACAGATGCCGACCATGCAGGCGGCTCGGATGCCGGACGCCTCGGGCGCGGACGCGACAGCGCGGCTTGGCACGGCGTTGTACGGAGTCGCGGATCAGATCGCCACGTACGAGCACAACAAGCAGGTGCAGTGGGCCGGGAAGACCTACGCGGACGCGGCAAGCAAATGGTACACGCGCCTGGAACAGCTTAAACAATCTGCGGGCGACGGGGCTCCGAACTTCGTAGAGAACCTCCAGGGTGAGTTTCAGAAGTTCCGCGCCGAGACACTCGCGAGCACCAAGAACCATGTTGCCAAGCAGTTCTTGGACGAGAAGTTCACGGGCTTGAATGCGGACTTGAGCCGACAGGCGCTCCACTTTCAGGCACACGCTCAGGTGCAGCAGTCCGAGAACAACATCGAGCAGACGGTGAACACGCTTGGAACAAGCGCCATGCCGTACGAGTCCAAGGTGGACGCCCTGAACGGGGTAGTGGACACCTCCACGCTTCAGGCTGGGTATAAGACGGCCTACAAGATGAAGGCGCGCATTGCCCTCGCGAAAACGCAGGGGATGCAGGAGATCGAGCGAGACCCGCAAGCCGTGTACGACATGCTCAAGGGGCGCATTGTCGGGGAGCTGGGCGAACCTTCGCTTGATCCCACGAACATTCAGCGCCCGTCATGGGTGGATGACCTGCCAATGCAGGAGCGGCTTTCGTTGGAGTCTCATGCGCTCTCGCGCTCGCACCAACGGACCGGCCAGCTGCGAGCGGGCGTTGAGAACAAGGCGAACGATCACGAAGCGCGGTTCCTTCAAGGGCTCCCGGTGGCGGAGCCTATGACGAAGGTGGACTTTCAAGCGGCATACCGGCCCGAAGAGGTGGAGCCGAAGTGGGCGCAGTATGTGACACGGCAACAGCTCGGGGCAGACATCCAATCGATGGGGGCGATGTCGGCCGGGGATATTGCGGGCGTGCTACAGAAGACCCGCACTGAAATGGAGGCGGCCACGGAAGGTCAGTCGGTCGCGTTTGTGGATCGGTACAACCGGACACTGGAGGCGGCTAAACGTATTCAGCAGGCTCGGGAGAAAGACCCGATGGCAGCGGCGCTGCAAGGCCAGCTGTTTGGG